ATCCTAACGGCAACTATTTTTTTTGGCTTAATAATTTAGAATTAAAAGAAACCAAAGACTTCTGGTGTCCAGAAACTTCTTTTTGGAACACCAGAAAAGTAAAAAAGAAATGCTATTTATTAAATGAAAATCAAGCAATAATTAAAAACCTAAATAAATGAACATACACCAAAGATTATATTACGAAGCACAATTTAATTTAATTGGCCACACATTATGTAAATATTTTGAAGAATTGGAAGCTGATGATCCTAAAAGAAAACAGTTAGGATCTATGATGAGATGCCTTACTGATATGTACACTTTTACAAATTCTTTATTAATTGACGATATGCATAAAACCAGAAGGCTACAACAATTAATAAATGATTACTGCAAAGACACACAAAATTTAAATAACAAAATAAATGAACTCAATACAACTATTAGATTCAACAACTTGGAAGAAAGCAGATTTGCTGACCAAGATGATGAGCGATGATTTTTACTATAATTATTTAGGGAAAGCAGCACTAAGCAGCTCAATTGTTAAGAAATTATTGAAAAGCCCTAAAAGTTATTATTACACTATGAAGTACGGCAACCCTATGACTTCGGCATTAAGAATGGGTAGGCTTTTGCATCAATCAATACTAGAGCCACACCTATTTGAAAAATACACTTTTGTAGAATGCAAATCAAGAACGGCCAAAGTATTTAGAGATACCATAAAACAAAACGAAGGCAACGAGCATACAATATTTACTGCCAAAGAAAAATCAGAAACTGAAAGATTGCAAGATGCGTTGTTAAAAAACGAATCAGCATTAAAGTTGATGGGTGATTCAGAGTTTGAAGTACCAGCTATTGATATGATTGAGGGCATTCCATTTCGTGGAAAGGCTGATATAATAGGTGAAGATAAAATGGTAGATATAAAAACTACTTCCTCAATAGATAACTTTGTGAATAAAAGATCTCAATTTAGTGCATATGCTTTTGATTACGACATACAAGTTTACATTTATTGTGAGCTTTTCGGCAGACCATATCACCAGTTTAGTTTTCTTGTGATAGACAAACAAACACTTGACATTGGCATATTTGGAGTAAGCGAAGAATTTTATTTAAGTGGAATGCAGAAAACTTTTCAAGCAATTGAAAGGTATAAACAATTTTTTAATAACGGTAACGAGATTGATTTAGATAGTTACACAATAAATGGTATATTATGATAGTAGACATTAGCAAAGTAAAATACAACCCAAAAAACCCTAGAATAATTAAAGACTATAAATTTAAAAAGCTTGTCAAAAGCCTGAAAGATTTTCCTGAAATGCTAGAAAAAAGGCCAATTGTAGTAGATGAGGATATGATTGTGCTTGGTGGTAATATGAGATTAAAGGCCTGCCACGCAGCAGGGTTTTCAACAGTTCATATTTTAGTAGCAGAGGGCTGGACTGATGAACAGAAAGATGAATTCATAATTAAAGATAATAGCAGCTTTGGTGAATGGGACTGGGATATTTTAGCAAACGAATGGAACCCAAGCCAAATAAACGACTGGGGTTTGGATCTGCCAAAGGTATATTTTGAAGATGAGGAAGAGCCACAGCTTGACAAAGATATATTTGAACACGAGTTAGATACATATATCAACGCAAAAATAAAGCAGATTACTTTGTATTTTAATTCTGATGAATATGAAAAGGCCATAGAAGATTTAGAAAAAATCAGAAATAAAGAAAATCTGACTGACAACACGCAAGTATTTAAATTTTTAATACAACAATATTTGAAAAATAAAAAAAATTAATAAAATGCTGTATAATATTATCATACCATCATTTAAAAGGGAAAAAACATTAATAAAAAAAACATTAAAGGCTTTACAAAAAACAGACGTATGGGACTGCATAGAATTAGGCACCGTAAAATTATATGTTTTTGTTGCAAGTGTTGAGGAAAAAATTGTATATGAACAAGAAATAAAATCTGCAAAAAATTTGAACGAGGTTGTTATAAAAGTAGTTGTAGGAGTTCGTGGCATTCCAAATCAAAGAAATTATATACAAAAATATTTTAAATTAAATGAAAGGCTTTTGTTTATTGACGATGACATTTCAAGAATAAAAGGCATAGATAAATGCAATAAAGTGGTAAACGCAACAAGATTGCATTCTTTTATTTTATCTGCATTTAAACAAACAGAAAAATTAAAAATTAAAATGTGGGGTATAAACTCAACAGTCAACCCACGGGAAATGAAACAAACAGTTTCGTTTGGACGTATATATATTGTTGGAAATTTTTATGGGTTGATAAACACTGATAAGGTTTTTGTAGACACTGGTGATTGGATCAAAACAAGAAAACATTTCAAAGCAGGTAAAGAATCACACGAAAGGGCATTAAAAATGTATGATAAATTTGGTGGGGTTTTGAAATATCGAGCTTTTGGTGTTGTTAGTAAATATTGGGGTGAGCCTGGTGGTCATCAAATAAGCAGAAATGAAGAGGGTGAAAAAGATGCTACAATGTGTTTGCATAAAAAATACCCACACGCAACAAAAGTAAGAATTTATAAAGGTTTTTATGATTTACAAATAAAACCACAAACAAAAGTATTCAAAACAAACTATGTTCAATTATGAAAAGAATAGATGTAGAAAGAAAAGAGATTAATAAAAAAGATTACATTAGAAGAACTGCTCGATTAAGTGATGTGTCAAGGCATATAAAAGAAGATGCAATTGTATATCATAATGGAAAGCCTATATTATTATACAAAGTATTATCAACACCACCAAAAGACGTTAGATGGGCAGTAAAAAATATAAAGTATTCAACAGGCAAAAGAACACACGGACTAGTAAACACAAGCGCAGTTTTTGGATATAGCCCAAGACAAGAAAACAAACACGACTATTGCACCTCATCAGCTATGGGATATAATACACCAAAGCAACACTACATAATTAGCAACTTTGCTAAACAAATACAAAAATATTATAAAGATTACTTCCAAGAAACTTACAAACAACACAAAGAAAAAGTTAAAGAGAAAGTAAAAGATCAATGGGTAATCAAAGATACAGTGTTCACTAGTGGCATAGTAAACAAAAACAACCAACTAAAATACCATTTCGATAGTGGTAATTTTAAAAACGTATATAGCAATATGCTTGTATTTAAAAGTGATGTGATGGGTGGGCATTTAGTTATACCAGAAATAGATATATCATTAGAGGTTGCAGACAATAGCGTAACAATATTTGATGGTCAAGACTTATTGCACGGAGTAAGCCCTATTGATTACAACAATTCAAAGGCATATAGATATAGTATTGTTTATTATTCTTTAGAACGTATGTGGCAGTGTATGACAATTGAAGAAGAAATAGATCGCATCAGAGAAAAGAAAATGATTAGAGAAGAAAACAGATTAAAGCCAGAACACCTTGATACTCTGCGACAAAGAAAAAAAGAAGCTAAAGATTATAAAGAAACAATTGAAAATGAACAAAAGTGAACACATAAAAAAGGCATTAATTGAAGCATTAGAAAAATCATTAGGCATTGTAACTACTGCTTGTAAACAAGTAGGCATTGGTAGAACTACCTTTTATAATTATTACAATGATGATCTAGAATTTAAAGCACAAGTAGATGATATAGCTAATATGAGTTTGGACTTTGCCGAAAGCAAACTGCTTGAACAAATAAAAGAAAATTCAACAGCAGCCACTATATTTTATTTAAAAACAAAAGGCAAGAAAAGGGGCTATGTAGAAAGACAAGAGATTACTGGTGCTGATGGTGTGCCATCAAATGTAAAAATAGAAATAATTAAAAATGCAGATAAGCCTAAAAACTAATATTGTATTTGAGCATTTAGTAAACAGCAAAAAAAAAATAATAGTCAATCAAGGTGGAACCAGATCAGGAAAAACATTTAATATTATTTTATATATTATTTTTTATTATTGTCTTAATAACTCTGGTAAGACTATCACAATTTGTCGTAAGACTTACCCAGCATTAAGAGCAACTGTATTAAGAGATTTTATAAATATATTGCGTGAGCATAATTTATACAACGAAGATAATCACAACAAATCAAGCAGCGAGTATAATCTTTTTGGAAACCTAATTGAATTTATTTCATTAGATCAACCTGTAAAAGTACGAGGAAGAAAGCGTGACTTATTATTTATAAACGAAGCAAACGAATTATACTGGGAAGATTGGCAGCAATTATTATTTAGAACAAGCGAAAAGATAATACTAGATTACAACCCAAGTGAGGAATATCACTGGATATATGACAAAATAATACCAAGAGAAGATACAGACTTTTTAAAAACCACATACAAAGACAACCCATTTTTAGAAGAAGCATTAATTAAAGAAATTGAAAGGCTACAATACACTGATGAACAATACTGGCAAATATATGGGCTTGGTGAAAAGGGAATAAGCAAAGCCACAATATTTAATTACGTGGAATGTAATCAGATACCAGAAGATGCCGAGTTTGTATCTATGGGTATGGACTTTGGCTTTACAAACGATCCTACGGCATTAGTATCGGTTTGGAAAAAAGAAACAAATTTGTATATAAAAGAATTATTATATAGAACGATGATGACAACAGGTGATATACATAGTTATTTTAAACAAACAATCACAAAAGAATTAATATATGCCGATAGTAGTGAGCCACGAATAATTGAAGAGCTTAGGCGAATGGGTTGGAAGATCCGTGCTAGTTTGAAAGGCAGAGATAGTGTAAACGCAGGTATTGATTTATTGAAAAGGTTTAAGATACATATACACAAAGATAGTACCAATGCGATTCAGGAGTTCAGGAATTATAAATGGAAAGAGGACAAAACAGGAAAGCTAACCAATACCCCAGAAGATAAAAACAATCACATAACAGATGCAGTGAGATATGCAACCTATTCAATATTAAGTAAACCAAACTTTGGTAGGTACGCAATACAATAGAAAAATTTGGTAGATTGAAAAATATTTATTATTTTTATGTTATAAATAAATATAAATAAAATGGAAAATAAATTTGAAATTATTGGTTATCATCTTGATTTTTATTGTGGTCATAAATTTATGGGATCAATAAAAACCGAAAAACCCAAAGATGATCTATATGGTTATTACAGCAGAAAAAAATATGTTTGTGATAAAGATATTAAGCTTGGTAAAAAAACTATTAGAAAAGGTATTGAATATTACACTGAGGTTATACCATTGATGGGTAAATTCAAAGGAACGCAAGAAGAAAAAATACAGCATTTGTTAAAATCAAAAGTTAGCTATGGGGTTTAATAAGTATCAATTTATAGAAGAACTAAGAGAGCATCTTGTTGATGAATTTGGTTGCCCACATTATGCTGAGGAAAAAGGCGAAAAATATGAAGAACCAAACCAAGATGATGTTTACGAATATATCAGTCAGTATTGTGAAAACCAAACAATATATTACTACAAATGCTGGGATATATGTAAAGAATTAGGTGCAACTGATTTTTATATTGAGGAACTAGGAATTAAAGCAAGAAATATATCAGACTTAGCCTATTGGTCATTGAGATCTTACATTGACGAAGTAATGGGCGTGTATAACCCAAAACCAAAAGAAGATGTTAAATAAATATTATATGCACTCAGACGAGTATAGATCACTACATAATATATTTTATAATGGTGCATATTTTACTATAAAAGAAATATTAGAGCTAAAAAATTTATCAGATAAAAGTAAGATTGATCTAATTAAAAAAAATTTATAAAATGTATCACTTTGCAAATAATGGTTTAGAATACCTACGTAAAAAAAGAAAACACCCAGCATTAAAAGATGGTTGGGACAAGTTGTCGAGAGAACAACAAGTACAAGAAATGCTTTACTGGAAACAAAAAAGGTAAAGTAGTTTTTTCATTATCC